GTCCTGTATCGCTGTACAGAATTTCGTAGGCGATAATATTCGGCGAGTTTGCTGGAAGCCATTTAATCTGCTGTGTAGTCATAATGAAAAAGGCGCGCAACATCTAAGATGTGCGCGCCCCTCCGTCCTAAAGGTTAAAGTGCGTTAGCGGCGTCGGCGCTTGACTTCGAAACCCTTACCTTCATCGGTGTCTTTTGGAGAAGAGTCGTCCACGGACACGGAGCTTGTATCTGCGGCAGGCACAGATTCAGGTACGGGATCTGGCGGAGTTTCGACAACTGGCGCAATAGGCGTTTCCACCACTGCGATAGTTTCTACGACCTTAACCGGTTCGGCAATTTCTACAGTGGGTGCGGCAGATACCGTGACTGCACCGGCTGCGTCTACTTCGATAAGTAGAAGCTGTGCTAGATACGTTTGAATGACAGGATGATTAAAAACATCATCATGCACGCAACGTCTCTGCAACGCACCTTTGAAAATCAAAGGCTGACCGCCATAGTCCTTGAGTTGCGGAACCTCAAGAACACAAGCACGGTTCATTTGTAGCCAGTGGAGGGTCATTTAGACTCAGGGAATGTCGACGCGGCACATCGCGGCAGTATTGCCGATACCGATGCCGGGAGCCGCGTAGCTGTGGAAGAAGATCATATCCGCTTCCTGCTTGATGAACAAGGTCGCATCCTGCAAGAGGAAGAAGTTTCCGAGGAAGTTCTCGGGTGCGAACACGTAAATCGAGTGCGTGCCGCCGCCCTGCGCGGTGAGAATATCGGTCTTGATCGTGGTCACGACCGGAATTCCGTACAGACGCTCTTCCTTCTCGATACCGTCACGGTAATGCGCCGAGGCAATATCGTTGCCCACGTCGGTTGCCGGGAGGTCGAGTGCCTCGTAGTACGTGTTCTTGGTCATGAGCACCTTGCCAATAGGCAAGCGGCGACTCACGAGGTTTTGGAAACCACCCTTGAACGCGCTGGAGTTGAAGCCCGTCGCAGCAACGACCTGCGTCGGCGCAGCGGTGAGAATCGCATTCACCGTACTCAGGAACTTGGTGTCTTCCTGATCCGCCATGTCCTTCACAGAGTTATCCGAAAGGATCTTACGGATATCGTTCTGGTAGGTCATGAGCTCGAACTTGCTCTTGCGGAAGCGAGCCGACTCAGTCTTACCGAAGCGGACAGCATAACGCGGGCCGCGGAAGAGCGTACGAGTGCCGGTGCCGTAGAAGGGCACGAACGTCGCAACGGAGTCAGGCTCCTTCTCGACGATTTTCTTCGGCTGATCGGTATCCTCATCACGGTCGATCTCGTCGTCCGCAAGGAGAATCGGCGGCAGAACTTCGCGCACGAACGCCTCTTGGCGCATCTTGGTGCGAATGAAGGCAGAGCCTTCCTCTGTTGCCTCTTTAACGCGGCCCTGTTCCAGCTTGCGAACGAAGTTCGAGTTAATGAACTGTGCCGAGACCTTTTCTGTCTCTGTACGATATGATGCGTTAGCCATTTATTTGCTCCGTGTCCGTACTTAGCGGCCGAGGTTAAAGCTTAGAGGTCCATCTCAACGTTGATGGTGCCATCGGTAGCCACGTTGTTAGCGATGACTGTACCGATAACTTGTGTGGTGGCCGTGGGACCACTGTCACTCAGGAGACCGTTGCTGTACGTAACTTTTCCATTGATCGGAAAAGATTGCGCAGTGTTCAGCTTATCGGTCTTCACCATGAGCTTGCCACGCAAGCACACGACCTTCTCAACGAAGATGGTCGACGTATCGACGCCGTTACCTTCCAAGACCACATACACCTGCGTGGGTGTTGCGGTACCCAGGGCAACGCTGGCAGGAGACGTGGCGACGTTTACTTCGCCGCTCGTATTCATGCTGACGATGTAGCCAGGAAGAAGCGTGACGGGCACGCCCATAACCTTGACCGGCGGAAGAGACTGATCGATGCTGGCATCGCCGCCCGGTTCCCAACCGCGAAGAACGTCAAACTTATCATTGAGACTTGCCATTGGAATTCTCTCCTCAGCCTTTAATCGTTGACAATCCAGTCAAGGAAACGTTTCTCTGAATGATCGGCCGCTTCCTTGATGGTGCGCGGGGCCGGGTCACTATCCAAGTCTGCCGACCGCCCAAGGGCAACAGGAGACTCGTTATTATTTTTGGCAACCTTGAGTAAATGATCAAGGGCATTCGCATCTAGGCCTGCTAATTTGTTTCGCAGGTCATCTGGAATGCTCTCACCGGTAGACGCTTCATAGCGCTCGGCGAGCTTTGCAATGCGCTCATCGCGTTCGGCACGGACGTTCGCAGTCTTCTTGAGCTCAACTTCGTCAATGTAGTCTGCAACTGCAAACAACATATCAGCGAGCTTAGCGCTACTCAGCTTTTTCACTTGGACCCTCCAGTGAGGTGCTTAAGGGCAGTTGCCGCATGGAGCATATTAGCGGCCTTTAGCATGCGAATTTGCTTAAAGCGCTTATCGTTATCGCGAATATACGATGCAATTTTTCGGATTTCGGCAGCGGTCTTACCGGCAAAGCTAGGCGGTGCTTTAGATTCGCCCTTATCAGAGTCGGAATCGTCGTCATCGTCGCCAGAGTCTTTAGGCTTCTTAGGCTTAGGTCCGTCGCCATCACCGTCGGTGTCACCATCCGCATCACCATCATTATCTGGATCTTGCGGATTAATGCCTGGAGGCATTCCACCCATAGGAGCTTGCATAGCAGGGTCGCCGCCCATGCCAGGATCCATGCCCATAGGTGCAGCTTGCATAGACGGGTCACCGCCCATGCCCGGGTCCATGCCCGCGCCGTCGTCGCCCTGTTCCGCAAGAAGCTGTTGCAGCAATTCAGGGTTATTTTGGAGTTCTTCCAGTAATTGCTGGACTTCTTGGTCTTGCATCAACGCCTCAAGATCGTCATCCGAGACGTCATCTTGATCTGGCATTTGCTGCAAGTCTTCGGCGAATTTACGCAATTCGCGCGCTGCCGCAGAGGTTCTAACCTTCGGCGACTTCGCGGAAGCAGTCTTCGTCACGGACGCGGTTTTCACCGACGCCATGACTTGATCTGCTAATTCGCCGATGTCTACGTAGCGGCTCATTTTGCGGTACGCGCCTGTTGGATAATGGCACTAGCCGTCTGCTGTCCGATGTAATGCACGTCGGATGCAATCTTGTGCACTTCCTTGAGCTGGTCGTTGTAGCCCGCTTCGTATTCGGCAGCGGCCTTTTTCTCCATGTCTTGCACGGCCTGCGCATACGCAGCTTGCGCGACTTTCTGGAGTTGAGCAGGATCTGCTCCAACTGACGCTACTTTGATTTCACCGAGCGCCGCGTCGTACTGCGCAAAGCGCTCCATAAATCCATCAGCCAAAGCGGCGCCCATATGCTGCGCTTGCTTGATGAGCTGAGATTCCTCGGCTTGCTGCGCTTCAGCAGCCATCTTCTCCAGCGACGCTTTCGGAGTGGGAGCCGCAGCTGCCGCCGTCTTTACTGAAGTGGTCACAGCACGGACCGTTGAGAGCATGCGCGCAGAGGCATCGGGCTCAGGCGTACTCGGCGCGGAGGCTGTCTTTTCCGTGATGCCGGCGTCAGCGGCAGACATACGGGATAAAATTCGCGCGAAAGCATTCTCTTCAGCCATTGGTTCCCTCACAGGGTTTCAGTGTGAATCTTAGTTGTGTATCTGGGCCAATACAAGCTTTATTCGGAGCGCCTTAATATCGAATCTCCGAGAGCTTGAGTCACTGTATCGAAATCTAGTGTAGGCCCTAGGTAAGAGCTCAGTTCATCTCGCACTTCAGCACTCTTTAGCTGCTGCATAAAGCGTGAAGTATACGCGACATCTAGTTTTGTAGGACGTTCACTAGCACGCTTTACTACGTATGCGAACGCGGTATTTACGTCAGCGCCCATCTTCTGTACAGGAGCCATCTCGGTCCATCCCGAAATAGTCTCACCTTGATCTGTTACAATTTTAGGACCTGCAATGGGTGTGGGACCGGTAAGCTTTTTAGCCCCGAGTAAACCCAGACCCGCTCCGACAGCTCCCGTGGCAAGACGCATAGGCCGCGGTACCCGCGAGCTATTACGTGCTGCGTATGCCGCACCGCCCAAAAGAGCACCGCTGCCTAGCAATGCACCGCCGGTCAATGCTTTGTCTTTTAGACCGCGGTTGATGAGCTGGTCGTGCGTCTTTTGCACGGTACCGTAATTGGTGCTGTACTGTCCGCCGGTATTTGGATCCGTCCAAGACACCATATCGGTAAGCGGGCGTTGCGGGCTGAATGTCTGACTATTCGGCATTTGTCGCTGCAAATAATCAGTAGTTGGCGACGCCGTAAAGCCGAGCTTGGTATACAAATCGGCATTGAATACAGGTGTATCTAAACCGGCCTCTTTGACTATGGTGTCGTAGAAACGCGGGTATCGCTGAAACATGTCGTAGATAAGACCGAGATGATCATTTGCCGACTTCAATACTTTATCAGGGACACCTGTTTTTGTTTCAGGCGCCAACTTGCTGATAAAATACTGCATGATCTCTTTAATACCCAACGGGAAGTCTAGCGGGTCTGCAGTACCTGCGACTTCCGAGGGTTTGTAATTGATCATGATGCTTACAGACGCGGTGTCCGTAGGCTTATCGGAATCACGCTGCTTGGTCTTTATGTACTTCTCTACGAGTGACGCGTCGTTCTTGTCTAGGTTAGACACGGACAAAGCGGGCTCACCCTGCAGTATCTTCTCAATATCTGCAGCTTTACCGAGGTCTGCCGCTTTCTGCTGCAGATCAGTAACCAATTCGCCAAGCTCGTAGCCGCCGAACTTGAGTTCGTAAGGGTGCTCTTTAGCAACCTTTTTCATCATGTAGCCGGTGCGGTCAGCAGGACGGAGGACCCAGGAACTATCGAAAAAGTCCGGACTGGGATTCAACGCAGCATTTTGAATACCACTATGCGGATCAATACGACTCATCGCGTATTTTAGGTGGTCGCAATACTCAGCCCGCGTCTTGGCTTTGTTGCCACAATTAGTGCATACATCGTATTTTATTTTGCAACCCATGCTCTTAGCAGGGTACTCGCCACTAGCGACCTTTTCTAAAAGGTTGGCTGCTTTAGAATTGGTGAAATCCTCCACCAACTCTACTCGGCGCATTGTCGGATTCCAAAATGCCTTCTTAACACGTCCGATAGCTTTACTAGGGTCGCTATTTACGTGATGTTCAAATACATGCGCTTTATCGTAAGACTGATAGTGCTTAGTAAGCACTTCATCCGGTTCAATCTTACCCTTGACAGGCTTAGATGGAAAACCGTCACCATTACGATTAGCGCCGTAGGTCTCGTTGTCGCCAAGACCAATCACGAGCACAATAGTTTTACCCGGCTCGGGAGCTACATTTTTTATGTAGTCGAGCGCGGGGCTGTGCGTGCTAGCAATCTTATGCAGTGACGTCGCTTCCTTCAATAATCGTCCATTACGACCCCACGAAGATACCAACTGTACGGTTGGTTCCCCGGTGGCAAAGTGGTCGTCTAGGAGGATTATCTTGGAAGCCATCACGGACCTGTTGGCAAGCGGCCCATGGCCGGCAACTCAGGAATAGTCTTAGGGCTAAACGTATTAGCCGCTTCACCGACTCCACTAAACATACCTGGTCGCCCACGGTTCATGGCTCCGCCAAGCTGGCGACCTGCCATATTTTCCGAGGGCATCTGCATTTGCTTGAGCAGTCCCAGAAGTGCTTGAGTACGTGCGGGGTTAGCGTTGGTAGCGCTAGGCATTGGCAACATACTAGCTTGCTTACGCGGAGCCATTGCGCCCAGGCCTGCAGCGATTTTCTTGAACTTGTAGTGGGTAGACAGCATTTGCTGTCCTAGCGTCTGACTTGCTGTCTTTACATTTAGAGCAGGCATGCCGTACATGGTGGCAGTCGCGCGGTGCAGCCCTGCAATTTTAACCTTATCCATGACATGGACAAGACGCCGATTAATCGGCAAATCTGCAGTGGCGAGCTTTTGCATTAGTGCGTCGTAATTCATGTTTCAACCCATTCCGCCAGCGCGAGATACAGACTGTTCCGCGTCAGCTAGTGTTTTTAGCGTAGCGTAACTCGGACCTGCGCCGTACAGAGCAGACTCACGCAGGAAGGCGCGGGTGGCATTCGGGTCTGCGGCTAGATGCGGCGCGAAACGCTTCATCGTCTGGTAGCTGGAGTGAACAAGCTCAGGGTCTGCTTTAGCAAGTATCGGATCTTCACCTAGAGATGAAAATACTTGATCATGCATAGGTGCTAGGCCTTTTAGAGCATTTGTACGGAACTTCTGCTCACCAGACAGCTGCCCCATTTGCTTACGCTCAGCTTCTAGCCTATCAGACGTCTGGTCGAAGCTGTCTAAAGCTTTACCAACAC